GGCGCTCTACCAGGGCCAGGCGCTGACGGCACGCGATGCCTCGCACAAGGCCGCGCTCGAGCGGGCGGCGCGCGAGGAAGAGGACCATCTCGCGTGGAGCGCGGAGCGCATCCGCGAGCTCGGCGGACGACCGAGTCTCCTGAATCCACTTTGGTATGCAGGCTCGCTCGCCATCGGCGCGCTCGCCGGCGCCTTGGGCGACCGCTGGAATCTCGCGTTCCTCGCCGAGACCGAGCGCCAGGTCGAGGAGCATCTCACCGGTCACCTGGATGCGCTGCCGAGCGCGGATGAGCGCACGCGCGCCCTCGTCGATGCCATGCGCACCGACGAAGCCAAGCACCGCGACACGGCGCTCAAGCTCGGCGCCGCCGAGCTGCCCGAAGCCGGCAAGGCCGCGATGCGGCTCGCCTCGAAGGTGATGACCACGGTCGCGTACCGTCTCTAGGTCGATGCTGCAGGTCTACATCGGCTACGACCCGCGGGAGTCGGTCGCGTTCTACACCCTCGCGCACTCGATCTTCGCGCGCGCCTCGGTCCCGGTATCCATCGCAGCGCTGATGCGCCGGCACCTCGCGCATCTCTACAGGCGCCCGCGCGGCCCGACCGAAGCGACCGAGTTCAGCATGACGCGCTTCCTCGTGCCGGCGCTCTCGGACTACCGCGGCTGGTCGATCTTCATGGATTGCGACATGCTCTGCCTCGACGACATCACCAGGCTGCCGTCTTTGCTGGACACGACGCCCGACTGCGACGGCGCGGCCGTGTGCTGCTGTAAGCACGACTATCAGCCGCGAGAGGGCGCGAAGTTTCTCGGTCACCAGCAGACCGCGTACCCGCGCAAGAATTGGTCGAGCTTCATGGCGCTGAACTGCGCCAAGTGCGAGAAGCTGACGGTGGACTACGTCAACACGGCGTCTGGGCTCGAGCTGCACCGCATGCTCTGGGCCGACGAGAAGATCGGGTCGATACCGCTCGAGTGGAACTGGCTCGTCGGCGAGTATAATACCGCCGTCGAGGCGCCGTCGGTGCTCCACTACACGCTGGGCGGTCCGTGGTTCGACGAGTATCGCCACTGCGACTTCGCGGACGCGTGGCGCGACGAATTCAATGATATGAAGGCTCCATATGTCGGGTGAGATTCAGTTCGATCACGCGACCGGCAAGACGTGCTACGCGTTGCTGCGCGACGCGGTCGGCAAGATATGGAACGGCTCGGCGTTCGAGACGTACCAGACGGCGCACCTCGCGAACTACGCGATCGCGGCGACAGAGCAGGGCGCGACCAGCGGGCTGTACGCCGCGACGATGCCCGCCGTCGCGCTCGGGCAGTACAACATCGTCGCCAAAGAGCGCGCTGGCGGCGCGCCGGCGGAGAGCGACACGACCGTGGCCGTCGGCGAGATTCCGTGGGACGGCGCTCGAGCACAGCCTGTACTGAGCGACGCATACGACGTGTATCACGCCGACGTGCACTACACGAAGGACTTGGCGAACCTCCAGGACGAGTACGAGGCGCGCTGGTTCTTGAACGGCGCGCCAATTCTGGCCGGCGTGTCCAATCCGACTATACAGGTCATCAAGCGCTCGGACGGCAGCGACTTGATCGCCGAGTCGGCGATGGCGCAGGTCGGCGCGACTGAGGCGTTCAAGTACACGGCGACCGGCGTCGCCGTCGCCCCGGGCGGCGAGGACATCGAGGTCGTCGTGCGCGCGACCATCAATAGTGCGACGCGAGAATTTCGCCGCATCGTCGGGAGAGACTCGCAGTGATAATGCGCCGCGTGCTTCCGCAGCTCATTCGCGACGACTACGTCACGCAGCGGCGACCGCTCACGACGAAGCCGCCGTGGTGCGGGACGCTGTATATCTGGCGCGATGGCGGCGCAATATCGCTCGAGCCGGACCGAGGCACCAAGGCGCTTGAGCGCGACGCCGGGACCATCGCTCTCGACCTAGTTCAAGCCACACCGCTCGTTGTGGACCGCGACGAAGCCGACTTAAAACTGGTGACTTGCTGCTGAGTATAATCGGTCTTCGATGTTACCGGCCATCTTCGTAATAGGCGACGACCTCGCGTTCCGACTCGACGACGTCAAGTCCGGGCGCGACGGTTCTAATCTGCCGGACGCCACCGTGTCGTACGTCATGATGGACGCCGAGACTCGAGAAGAGATCACGGCCGGCGACATGGATCAGTACGATACCGACCCGTCGTCGTTCGACGGGGTGATCGCGGCGAACTTCCTCACGGAGGAAGCCGGTATCGTAAACGGCAAGGACTACTTGCTGCGCACGACGATTCACAACGGCGGAGTGCGCACGACGAAGACGGCCACGCTCAAGGCGGTGTACGACGAGCCCGAGAACACTTAGAAAAAGGAATATCGTATGGCGGACCCGAAGTTCAAGCAGGCGCTCATGCAGGCGGCTGACGGCGCTCTCGCCGACGGTACGATCAGCAAGCACGATCACGAGACGCTCGCCGCGGTCAACGCGAACCCGAACCTGACGTTCGCGACCGCGCTGCAATACCTCGTGCAGCACACTCTTGGCGGCGTCGCCTCGACGGCCGGCGCGATCGACTGGCTGAGCCTCATCAACGCGATCAAGACGATCCTGCCGCTCATCATGCAGATCGTCGCGATGTTCAAGCCGACACCGGCGCCCATTCCGCCGCCCGCGCCGAACGTCACAGCCACTGCCGCGCCGCCGCACGCCGTCGGCAGCGCACCGCACTAGGAGACAAAAGCGACTGAGCCGGGGGAGACGCCGCGACTGGGCAATCCGCGGCGAGTGACCGGCGCCGCGGCTCAGGCGGTCATGCTTCCCGCGAAAAGGACGGCGCCGGTCACATCTTTAACACTGGAGATCGTAACGTGGAAGCTTTAGTCAACTTGATGTGGCCGACGAACGCCGGCATGTGGCTCGGGTATGGAGTCGTCGCGCTGAGTCTGCTCTCTATGCTTGGAGGCACGATGGCAAGCGGAGGAATCGTCAACTTCATCAACGCCGCGGCGCGCGCGTTGTCCGGCAAACAGCAGACGAGCGTCTCGGCCACTGGTCAAGCGCTGAGCCAGGACGACCAAGCGACGCTCGACGACATCCACGCGATGCAGCGCCTCGAGGCGAGAGCCAACCAACTCAACTGCGACGAGATGCGAGCCGCTGTCGCCACGATCAAGGACCACTTCTTCCACGTTCACAAGCCCGAACTGGCGCAGGCTAGTCCGCCCGCCGGGCCGACCGTCCCCACGAACATTCCGCCGCCGGCGCAAGGATGACGATGTTCTATATCATACTAGCATACCTGATGGTTGACGCCATTGGTGGCGTCTATCACTGGATGGTGGACCGAGGATACGGTCTTCGCCAGCAGGTCACTCTGTTCGCGAGACATCATGATGAGAACACGATGACGGATTTCGACTGGCAGACGTTCGCCGTTGGCCTGCCGTTCATGGTGGTCGGCGCGTGGTTTCACTCGCCGTTCTGGGTTGTCGCCGGATTCTTCGGCGTGATAACCCAGTGCACGCACTACTACGCACACCGTCGTAGTAGTGTCCCACTAATTTATCACGTCGTACGCGTCTTACAAATATCTGGCGTGATCATACGACCGAGCGCCCACCAGCGACATCACAGTAGCGGGCGCTACGATCGCGACTTCTGTCTACTCAGTGGATGGAATAACTTCTGGCTCAACCCCGTGCTACAGTTCTTAGATCGAAGAATGTTGAAGACATGAAGCGACCATTCACGATGATGATGCTCGGGTTCGGTCTCGTGCTGGTCTTCAGCAACGCGGGCGTCGGCGGGGGTGCGTCGTTCAGTTGCCCCAGCGACCAGCCCGTGGCCGTGGCGATCGCGGCTGACCTGTCGCTCACCGGCGACCAAGCGATCGGCAAGACGAATCCCGGCGTGCTGCCGATGATTCAGACTACAGCCGGCGTGACTAACGGCAAGGGTAATTATCGCTTGATGGACGTGACCACCGAGACGGCGGAGCCCGACGACGAACCGTGGGTCAAGTCCGCGTGGAAGGACCTCGGCGGCGACAAGCTCAAGCCCGGGACGTGGACCGCCGCCGGTCCGCGCGGCGGCTGGAAGCCGAAGGCGCTGCCGACGAAGGCGGAGGACGCGCAGGCGCAACTCAAGAGGATAATGAAGTGATCTACGATCAGACCAACTACCAGGCCCTGCTCGGGCAGACTCGGCGTACGTACAACGGGTACACGTACTCGGTGCACCAGACGCCCGACGGCGAGCCGCGGTTCCTCTCCCGCATGGAGACGGAGTCCGGGCGCAGGGCGATGGCGGCCGCGGTCCCGTTCCGCGACGCGTTCCCGGTCTTCTCGCGAGACGAGGTATTCGATCGAGTCAAGGCTCAAGAAGAGGGCAAGCTCATCTCAATAGAGCGCTACGCGGCGATGTACAAGGTACACGCGCACGATCAGGACGGCCTGCCGACTTGCTGGGCGAACGGCCCGGCGCACGCCTTCACACTGATGCGCGTCATCATGGGTCTGCCGCTCGTGTACATCTCCGCTTGCTCACTGGCCGTGCCGATCAGCGGCGGGCACGTCGGCGGCGACGAAGCGGACGCCGGCGAATACCTGGTGAAGCACGGCGGCGCGTCGTTCGACGCGTGGTCCAATAACGACACGAGTCGCGGCCTAATGAACGACCCGAAAGTCGTCGAGTCGCGAAAGCATCACGTCGCCTTCACGATGTATTCGTTCGTCGGCTCGCGGGACGAGCGCCAGATGCAGATGGCGACCGCGTATACGATGGACGTCCCGATGCCGTGCGCGTTCGCCTATAACTGGTGGTCGCACGTCATCAGCGGTGGTCGAATCAAGCGCGGCAGCGGCAGCTCGATGATCAATCGACAATGGAACAACTGGGGCGACGGCTGGGGTGAGAAGAACGAGTACGACTCGACCATCGGCGGCTACGTCGAGTTGGCCGAGGGCCACGGCACGCCTGACTCGGGATTCGCGTTCGGTCCAGTTCTCGCCAGCGCGGCCTAACATGAGAGTACGATATTTTGGACTAGGGTGCCTCGTCAGCCTGATTCTGTTCGTCGCAGGATTCGCGTGGCTGGCGATCAACATAGGGAGGATTGACTGATGAACGATAAGACGATCAACAAGATGAGCTTCCTGCTGCTGGGGCTCGCCATCGTCGTAATGTGCGTGCAGCGCGCGGAGCCGATCAAGCAAGCGCTCGACGTGAAGCACGTCGTCGCCGCGGCGACGCCCGCGCCCATGCCTGTAGTCAATCTGCCATCTTCGAAGATCGACGAGAGTATGGTGCTCGAATTGAAGAACGGCGTAATTCAGGTCGGTGAATGTAGCTGCGAGAAGTGCGACTGCGCCAAGTGCGATGGTAGGTGTGACTTAGCGCCGAAGATAACCGAGGTCGCGCTCCGATCGAGGCCGCGCGCCGCGGCATCCTGCGCGTCCTGCGGCCCGGGTCAGTCATGCGGTCCTGGTCAAGTCTGTTCCGCGCCTCCGCAGGCGCCGCCGCAGCAATACGGATGGCAGCAGAGTAACCAGCGACGAGGCGTTCCCATCGTTCGTCGCCTGCGCGGTCGCTGTCGCGGCTGCTAGTCGTCGAGAGCCATCACAGCGTCTCTAGTCTCGCGTCTCGGAAGGGTTAACGGACGATGTCGCAAGAAGCGATTACTTGGTGGCTCAAGGAAGGAAGCGTCTACGGGTTCGCCGTCATCTTCATGGCGGCGACCCTGCTCGGCGTGCTGTGGGTCGCGTACCAAGCGATCATCCTGCTGCGATTCTGGATACCGAAGGTCGCGCAGGCGCACCTCGACTTGATCGACAAGCTGAGCAAGTCGCTCGACACGTTCGGCGCCGGGCTTACTATCTTGTGCAGCGACAGCGAGGCAACGCGCGGCGGACTACACGGCTTGCTGGTCGCCCTGATGAAGCAGCTCTCCGACAAGCAGCGTAACCAGCGCCTCGGCATCGAGAGCGACACGGTGTTCCACATTCAGCAGGCCGAGCGCACGATGCGCAAGACCGGCACGTCTCCCGTTCGCGTGCGGAACGAGGACGGCACGGAGCGAATGGCATGAAATGCGACTTAACCGACGACGAACCAGTCGAAGTGCCGCGCTGGGTCATCGCGCTCGGAGCGCGCTTGCTGCTCTTGGCGTTCGTCGTACCGATCTCTATCGCCATCGTGGGATTCTTGATCTTGATGGGCGTCTTGAATCAGAACGTGGCCGTGCGCCAAACGCAGGAGGAGAACACCGCGCGGCTGGAGCAGATGCATCGTGATGTCGAGGAGCTGCCAAAGAAGATAAAATGAGCGTACTATTAGTCTTACTGAGTCTGGTAGCGGCCGACGCGCCGGTGAGCGCGCTGCCGTGCGACGTCGTCAGCGTGCACGACGGCGACACGCTGAAGGTGATCGTTCACGTCGAGCTGCTGGACATTCACACCGGGCCGACGTCCGTGCGATGCGCGAGCTACGACGCGTGGGAGATCAATCGCGTCAGGCAGACGATCGGGTTCATCAGCGACGAGGAGATCGAGAAGGGCAAGAAGGCGCGAGACGCGCTGGTCGCGCTCCTGGCGACCGGCAAGCTCTACCTCGAGCCGACGGCGGACTCCGACCCGCACGGCCGATTAGAGGCGGAGCTCTGGCTCCTGAAGGACGACTCGTGGACGCGCGTCTCGACTTGGATGAAGCGTCACGGGCACGATCGCAACGTCGGTGACAAATGAGCACGACGACGCTCACGCCCGGATGGTTCTCTCTCCGATATCACCGCGATCAAAATCGCTACTGGCGCAGCTCGACGCGATTCAAGGCCGTCGTCGCCGGGCGTCGGAGCGGCAAGACCGAGCTCGCGCGGCGCAAGGTCATTCGGTGGCTGCCGGTTCGCAAGCCGTGGCCCGACCCGCTCTACTTCTACGCTCTGCCGACGTTCACGCAGGCGGCGCGCGTCGCGTGGCCTCGACTCAAGATGCTGGTCCCGAAGGACTGGCTCGCGCCTAACGGAATCAAGGAGTCCGAGCTGAGCATCACGACGCGATTTGGCAGCAAGCTCTACGTGCTGGGCATGGACAAGCCCGAGCGCGCGGAAGGCGTCGGCTGGGACGGTGGCATCGTCGATGAGTCCAGCGACCAGAAGGCCGGCATGTTCGATCGCACGCTGCGCCCGGCGCTCTCCGATCGGCGCGGGTGGTGCGATCGCATCGGCGTACCGAAGCGCACTGGTCCCGGCGCGCAGGAGTTCAAGGAGTTCTGGGAGCGCGGCAAGGAAGGCGATCGCAAGGACCCGGACATCGAGTCGTTCTGGTGGCCGAGCTGGGACATCTTGCCCGAGGACGAGATCGCGTCCGCGCGACGGCTCCTCGACGAGAAGGACTTCAACGAGCAGTACGGCGCGAGCTGGGAGACCGTCGGTGGCAAGGCGTACTACGGCTTCGACTCAGTGCTGAGCGTCAGCGACGAGATCGCGTACAACCCAGACCTCGTGCTGCTCATCGGCTGCGACTTTAACGTCGACCCGATGGCGTGGGTCATCTGCCAGTCGAGCGACGGCAAGCTGCGCGTGCTAGACGAGATATACGATCACGCAACCAACACCGAGGCGACGCTCATAAAGCTCGCGAAGCGGTACGGCGAGCACAAGAGCGGCTGCATCTTCTTCGGCGACGCGTCCGGTCGCGCTCGCGACACCTCGGCGAGCCAGAGCGACTACATCCAGATTCGCAACTTCAAGGGTATCACCGACTCGCGCGTGATGTTCCCCGAGTCGAACCCGGCGGTTCACGACCGAATCGCTAGCGTCAACGCGATGCTGAAGAACGCTGAGGGCGAGCGCCGCTGCAAGATTCACCCTCGATGTCGCAACCTGATTCGCGACTTGATGGAGGTCGGATACAAGGAGGGCACCAACGAGATCGACAAGTCGAACATCACCCTGACGCACATCAGCGACGCGCTCGGCTATCTGATTCACTGGATGTTCCCGCTCATCATCACGCCGTCCAAGGAGCCGATCATAATTCCGGCTGCCGCAGTGGACCCGACGGCCCTGACGGTTTACGATCCTAGTAGGACAGAGGCTTCTGGTTTCACCGTGAGAGAGGTCTGAACATATGTACACCATGATACTACTGGCGTCGATCGGACAGCTCGACTCGAGTTCGGCTGCGTACTTCAGCATGAGCAACGGCTACAAACAAGAGCAGCTCCAGCAGATGCCGCGTGACGAGAAGCTCAAGCGAATCGTCGCGATGTACAATGCGAACTTGAAGCGCCCGGCGGTCGACGCCGCGTATCACTCGGCTCACGACCGACTGGATAAGAAGCGCCAGGCCGAGTGCGACGCTGCGATCAAGGCCGCGCGAGCGGAGATCGAGAAGCTTGGACTGACGCCGAGTAAACTGGCGTGGCGCCAGATCGAGGCGGACATCATGCGAGAATATTCTCGGTGACGCCGAGAGTATAATATGTCCCATGACCCGCGTGTCTCCAGGCGTCATCAACGCCCCGCTGGCGATCGACCAAGAAGAGCGCCAAGTCGAGTCTACTCGCGCCCTGGCGCCGATCAACGGCGCCAACGTCATCGGCGCCGACGGCTCTCGTACGCCGCCTCAAGTCTTGACGATGGCCTCGCCGCTCGACGGCGAGCTGCCTCGACCGTCGACTCTGGGCAACGACTATTATCGCAAGGCGCGCAACGAGATACGGAACGACCCGACGATTCGCATGATGCGCGAGTTGTCGATCGCCCCGCTGCTGATGGCCGAGTGGGAGTACGAGGCCGATCCGTACGCCCCGGAGGGCGCGAAGGAACTCGTCGAGTCGATCATGTCAGACATGCGACTTCGACTGCTGCGGACCAGCCTGCTCGGCATGTGCGACTACGGGTGGCAGCCGTACGAGATCATCGCCGACGCGCGCCGAGACGGCATGAACGGACTGCGCCTCAAACCGCTCTTGCAGGACTTGACCGTCATCCTCGTGGACGCAGCGGACGGTTCGTTCTTCGGTCTGCGACAGATTCCGATGTTCGGTCTCCGCATCGGGTGGATTTATTTGCTGCATCGCGATCGCGAGTGCTTCGTCGTCAGCCAAGACGTTGAAGGAACAAACTGGTACGGCTACCCGACGCTCCGCTCGCTCGAGCGTACGTACGACGAGTCAGAGTTCGTGAACCGCGCCGCGCGAAAGTACGGCGCGAAGATCGCCGGCACGCACTGGGTCATCTACTATCCGCTGGGCTCGAGTACGTACAACGGCGTCGTGACGGACAACGGCGAGATCGCCAAGAAGCTGCTCTCTATGGCCGAGGCCGTCGGCGGAATTATCGTCCCGCGGTCGGTCGTCCAGGCGACGGACGCGCTCAACGCGGCGGCCGCCGAGAAAGAATCGACGCAGTGGAAGATCGAGCTGCTGTCAGACGCCGGCAAGGGTCTCACCGGGTTCGAGGAGCGGCTCAAGTATCTCGACGTCCTCAAGGTGCGTGGGTTCGGCTTTCCCGAGCGATCGGTGCTCGAGGGCCAGTTCGGGACGAAGGCCGAGGCCGGCGAGCACGCCGATCAGGCCGTGTCGTCGCTCGAAGTCAAGCACGCGCTACTCGTCCAGCAGTACAACGATAAGCTCGTGGACGGGTGCATCCTGCCGTGGAACTTCGGTGAGGATGCGCGAGGCTGCGTGCGCATCAAGCCAAGCCCGCTGCAAGACGAGAAGATATCGTTCTTCCAGAGCCTATACGAGCAGCTCCTGACGAACCCGCAGATGTTCGCGGCTGAGCTGAGTTCTCTGGACCTACACCAACTCCGCGAGCGCCTCGGGCTACCGGAGGCGCAGCAGGTCGGGATGTACGACCCGTCGCAGATGATGTGGGACCCGTACGCGGACCCCATGACGAACTGGACGCCGTCCGCGATGGAGCAGGTTCAGCAGGACACGCAGCGATCGTTCGGCGGGTTCTCGCTCCGAGACGACGTCGATCGCGCCGCGAAGAAGGCCGAGAAGCCGACGAAGGCGCAGCGCCAATCCGGCAACTATCGCAAGGGTCACATCGATATTCTCGGCCTGCCGATCAGCATCGAGAACGCGCGCGGCAGCAAGCGTCACAAGGACTGGGCGCGACTGCCAGACCACTACGGGTACATCCGCGGGACGCTCGGGAACGACGACGGTCAAGTGGACGTGTTCGTCGGCAAGCACCCGGAGATCGAGCTCGCGTTCGTCGCCAACATGAAGAAGCCGACAGGCGGCTTCGACGAGCACAAAGTCTTGCTGGGCTTCAAGTCGCGCAAGAAGGCGCGCAAGTGTCTCGAGCGCGCGTACGACGGCGCGCATCACTTGATCGGCTCGATGACGCAGATGACCATTCCACAATTAAAGGATTGGCTCGACGCCGGCAAGCGAACGAGGCCAGTATGACCGCGACCTATAGCACGAATCAAGACCTCTACTTGGTGTTCGGGCAGTCGAACATTAAGAAGTGGGCGGACGTGGACAACGATCGAGTCTACGGCAACATCGAGGCTCGCCTCGACTGGGCGCGAGCGCAGGCATACGACGAGATCAACTCGAAGCTCGCCGAATCGCTCTATCAGTTCCCGCTCAAGGGCCCCGACTATCCACTGATCATCGTGCGAATGGAAGCGTCGCTGGCCGGCGTGCTGCTCTACGAGTCGCGCGGCGTGACGGACGTCGACGCGCAGGGCCGCGCGCAGCACGCGCTCCAGTGGCATCGAACGTTCGTAGAGCGATGCATTCGAGACATATTCGCTCGTCGGCTGGTCTTGCAGGGCGCCACGCTGCGAGACGACGCGACGGACCCGACGCTACAGAACGTCACGGCTCAGTTCGTACCGCTGAGTGACCCGAGTCTCGACCGCAACGCCGGGTTGCCGGTCATGGAAGACGACCTCATCGAGATACGAGTACAATGATCATCGACGTAAGCGTCCCGCACAACCTAGGCATCAACGCTGCGCGCGATCGGCTCAAGAAGTCGGAGGGCAACAAGCTCCCCGATGGCGTGACGATGTTGCGCGAGGCGTGGGACGACGTCAAGCACCAGGGCGATCTCGACGTGAAGGTCGCCGGGCACGACGTACACGTCACGGTCGCCGTCGCGTCCAGCACGGTTCGGTTCACCACCAGCGAGCTGCCTTGGTACTTCGCGCCGTTCGCGTGGGCCGCGAAGCAGAAGATCAAGCAGCAACTCCAAGAGGTCCTGCGATGAAGAAGAAAAAGCGAAAGAAGATCGATGCCCTGATGTGCATGGCGCTCGACGCCCACGTCGATCAGTTCGCCGCGATGGCGTTCGACGAGTCGAAGCACCCGCGCGGCGAGAAGGGCTCTCACGAAGGCGGTAAGTTCGTCTCGCAGCCGCACAGCAATTATGAGCCGCAAGAAGGTCATCGAGTCAAAGTTAAGTCCAACATGATTGGTGGCGGCAAAGTCGGCGTTGCTGGCGCATCAACTGGTAGTCGCGGATTCATTCAAGTCATGGGCGTCAATTCTGGCAAGCATCTCGGCTATTATCACGCTAGTGACTTGTTATATCACAAAGATGACTTGCCGCTCAAGGCGCACATGCACGATCAACGCAGATGACCTTCATCGCTCAAGCAGCTCGAGCCGACGACGACCTCGACCGAGTCCAGTCGGCCGGGCTCGGGGCGTCGCAGTCGTGCCTCGCGCGGCTGCGCTCCGGCGTAATTCGATCGTGGCGCACCGGGCATCGCTTCTCCGCGATGAACGAGCTGCTCAATCATCTCGGCCCGACGATGTCGCGGACGCTCGCCGTCGCGAACCTCATGGGCCAGCGCCGGACGATGCTCAACGCTCCGCGCGAGCTCGCGTTCGATCGGTTCTCCGAGGTCATGAGACAGCTTCGCGCTGCCGGGCTCGGCGAGGACCTCACGCGACTACAGCGAGGCTACGCCAAGCGGGTCTACGACTCGCTGCGAGACCTCGGGTCGAACATCGACGCCACGACGCGCGCGGCCATCAGCAGCTTGATAGCCGACGGCGAGCCGCCGGGGCGCGCGATCAAGACGTTGAAGCTCGTGCTGGACAAGCTCGGCGTCGGAGAGATCGGGCAGTCGCGCCTCGAGACGATCTATCGCACTGAGGCGGCGATCGCGTACCAGACGGGACGTTGGGCGAAACTCCAGGAGCGATGGGACGATCTCTGGGGTTTTCGCTACGTTCAGATTCATCGTTCTACGCGACGCGACGAACACGTGCCGCTCGACGGTACGACGCTGCCGAAGGACTCGCCGTTCTGGCAGCGCTACTGGCCGCCGAACGGGTGGAACTGCGGGTGCCAAGCCGTCGAGATATATAAGACGCCCGGCGTCAAGCCGCGAATCGTACAGCCCGGCAAGATCGACGGACGAGTGCCGCGACCCGACGAGGGATTCGACAAAAAATTCTTCGGCGCCGACTGAGTATAATATCCGCATCATGGGAACGGCGCTCCAGAACCTGAGCTCGATCATCTCGCTCTCCAACGTCGACAGTGACGTCATCGAGACCGACAACGATCGCGTCTTCATCAAGGAAGTCGTCCACGTCGGCACGTTCCACAAGGACGATCAGCGCATTCCGATCACCGAGCAGCACCTCAAGCACTGGTGCAAGACGTTCGCTGAGATGGCTCGCGAGGGAATCGAGGTTCCCGTCCCGCTGGAGCACACGCGCGACCCCGAGAAGCGGCGCGGCAAGGTGCTCTCGCTGACGATGTCCAAGAACTCGCGAGGTCTGCCGGCCATGTACGCCAAGATCGCGTTCAGCGACGCGAAGCAGGCCAAGCAGCTTCGCAACAGCGGCGTCTCGATCTTCGTCCCCAAGGAAGTGAAGACCGGGAGCGGCAACACGTACAAAATTCCGATCGAGCACATCGCCATCACCGACTACCCGGTGGTCGCTGGTCTCGAGCCGTTCAAGCCGATCGCGCTGAGCTTCACGCCGGCCGACGATAAGGGCGACGACAAGAAAGATACCAAGCCGGACGGCGACGCCAAGAACGACGGCAATCCGTCCAGCAATCCGCCGAACAAGTCCGGTGACCCGGTGCGCATGATCGCGAACATGCTCGGCGTCGACCCGTCGATCACGGACCCAGCTCAGCTCTCCGCGGCCTGCCAGCAAGTCATTCAGACTCTGATGGCTCGCGGCGGGATGCAGCCTCCGGCCAATCAGCCGCAGCGCCCGATGACTCCGCAGGCGCCCGCGCCGGGTGTGCAGCCGATGATGCCGATGATGCCCGGTGGACAGCCGCAGGCTGTCGCCGGTCACCAGCAAGCGCAGCAGGCGTCGCGACCAGTCGGCAACGCGTCGGGTCGGCCGCTCATCGCGGCCTCTCGCATCGCGTTCTCACTAGACGACCTACCCACCGAGGTTCTCATGGCCCTCTCGAAGAAACAGATGAAGAAGATCAAGAAGGCCATCAAGAAGGGGAAGGTCAGCGTCACCGGCCCGACGAAGACGAACGACAAGTCGCACTTCGGCTCAACCGAGGACTGCGGCGACGACACCTACTGCGACGAGGGCAACGATGCTTTCGACAACGGCGAAGAGAACGAAGAGGAGAACGAAGACATGTTCAGCGGCAAGGGTCGCGGGACTGGCCTCGCGCTGTCGGGCAGCGTGCTCGACGTCGTCAAGAACGGCCGCCAGGTCATCATCGATCAACTCTTCAACGCCGGCAACATCACGGCGCACGTCAAGAAGGGGATGGAAGAGCGCTTCATCGCGGCTCCGACCGTCGCCTTCAGCGCACAGTACGACGACGGGTTCAACGCCTTCGTCAAGCTGATGCAGGAGAACGGTCGCGTGCTGCCCAAGGGCAAGTCGGGACCGCAGGTCGCCGGCGCCGTGGCGCTGAGTCACGCCGAAGGTAGCGGCGGCTCGGAGAGCAATCCGCTCGTCGCCGACGCCGAGCGCCGCGCGAAGGGCGAGAGTAACTTCTAAGAAAGGACCAGAACGACAATGGCACGCTCGATCACCAAGACCCGCGGCGCCGCGACGTACTTGGGCGACATTCTTCGCTCCGAGTTCGATCGCAAGTATAATATGGTCAGCGCGAAGATCAAGAATCCTTCGTCGAGCGTTGACCTGAGCGGGTTCAATCCGCTGGGACAGCCGGTGAAGCTCGTCAGCGACGTGTGGCAGTTCGTGCTGGCCACGGACGAAGCTAATACCGGTGGGCTGTTCATGGACCAGCGCCTGCTGACCCTCGCGCACGGCGCGACGAGCGACGACTTATTCATGATTCTCGTTCGCGGTCCGGCCGTGATCGACAAGGACGCGCTGCCCACGACCGACATCGAGGGCACCGCGCTGACGAACGCGACGATCGTGACGGCGCTCGCGGCGCTCAGCCCGAAGATCACCACGGTCTCGGCTCTCACGCCGACCAAGACTCAGACGACCTAACCAACGCGAAAACGCAAACGCAGCAACTCGGAGAACCAGGAAATGCTTGACGTCTTCAAGTCCGACGCGTTCGGGCTCGTGTCGCTCACCACGGCGATCAATAAGCTGCCGTATCAACCGAGCCGGCTCAAGGAAGTCGGGCTGTTCACGGAGAGCGGCATCACCACGACGTCCGTGGCGATGGAAGAGCGCCAGGGCAAACTGTCGCTCATCCAGACGCAGGCTCGCGGGACCATGCCGCAGGTGCAGGAGACCGTCGGTCGCGTGACCAAGGTCTTCCCCACGCAGTACCTGCCGCAGGCTGACGAGGTCCTCGCCGACGAAGTTCAGAACATTCGCCAGTTCGGCACCGAGGACCAGACGGCCGGCGTCGCGCAGGTCGTCAACGAGAAGCTCCAGCGGATGAAGCAGAACCTCGAGGCCACGATCGAGTGGCACCGCATGGGTGCCATCCTCGGCAAGACGTACGACGCGGACGGCACGACTGTGCTCTTCGACTGGTTCTCGGAGTTCAACCTGACGCAGTACGAGATCGACATGGACTTCTCGTCCGCGGCGCTGAACATTCCCGACATCGCGCTGAAAGTCTACCAGCTCGCCGAGGACGTCCTGGGCGCGCAGACCTACAAGCGCATCCGAGCCTTCTGCGGCAACGCGTTCTTCGCGAACTTGATCTCGCACGCGAGCGTCAAGGACGCGTTCAAGGCGTGGCAGATCGGCGGCGGGTTCAATCAGTCGCAGGTCTTCACGGTGAACAGCCCGCAGGCGAAGCGCGAAGGCTTCGAGTTCGGCGGCATCATCTGGGAGAACTACCGCGGCTACATCGGCAGCTCGCCGTTCATGCCAACGAACGAGTGCCGGTTCATCCTCGAGGGTGTGCCGGACCTGTTCAAGATCAACTACGCGCCGGCGCCGTTCAACGAGACTGTGAACACCGTCGGCAAGCCGATGTACGCCAAGCAAGAACCCAAGAAGTTCGACCTCGGCATCGACTTGCTGGTCGTAAGCTGCCCGCTCGCGTGGTGCACCCGGCCGAAGACCATCATCAAGGGTCTTTCCACGGGCAACGTGACTGGTCTCTACGCAATGCCGGCCGGGCCGCTCGCCTAGTCGGCGGGAGGTCGGTCGCCGGATGCGAGTGACGGTCACCATCAATCTGTATAGACTCCGCAGGTTCGCGTCGACTCTGGAGAGCGACTTGCGGCTATCGTCTAACGGTCCAGTTCGCCGAGCGCTCGACGACTGGGCGATGATCTACAGCCGCTTCTTGACGAAGCGCTACGAAGAGTTCTCGCACGGCGGCGGCAACTGGGCACCGTTGAGCCCTCGAACGCTCGCCAGCAAAGTGGCGCGAGGTCTGCTCGGACTACTACTTCGCGCGACCGACACGATGTTCGAGGCATTCGCCGTCGGCTTCTCGCGCAAGCCGGGAACCGTCGAGACGATGCCCTTCGGCGTTCGAGTCAAGTTCAGCGGCGGAATGGAGCGGGCGCATCCGAACAGCGACAAGACCATCGCGGAGGTCGCGATGTTCCACCAGCTCGGCGGGCCGCACCTGCCGCAGCGCAAGCTGATCGTCCCACCCGACCAAGAGACCGTACGCGCGATGCGCGATCGAATGGAGAACGCGCTCAAGGAGCTGGCCGTCGATGCCGGGTTTGCCGCCTAACTCGACCAACCCGTTCACCATGGTTCACACCGAGCTATGGAACATGCTGCTCGCGCACCCGGGCTTCGTCCGCGACGTGGCCGAGGGCAACCGCATCCGATTCGACTCGCCGACGAATCGCGACCCGATCAAGAATCAGATTCAAGCGGCTGACGTCCCGTACGTAATGATCGCGGCGAGCACGCTGAACTTCAACTTGATGGAGACGAGCAGCACGTCGCGCGTCACGCGGCAGTACGCCATCATGGCCGCGACCGGCGACCTGCGGTACAATACCATTCTCGGCGTAGTCGAGTGGGAGGTGTTCTGCGCGCTGTCGGCGTGGAAGACGCGACTGTCGGCGCTACAGTGGAAGAAGAAGTCGTTCGCGCACGTCATGCGCGCGGTATCCGGCGGGACGAGGATGGACGACGGCAAGCTGAACATGAACTTGAAGGGCTGGACGTCCGTGTGGCAGGTCGAGGTCGAGATGCACTTCGCGACGGCCGATCTACAGGGCGAACTAGTCGCCGACGCGACAACTGGAGGAAACTGAGATGGGAATTCATTCCGGCAAGCACGGGCAGATCAACGGCGTCAATACGATGCGCCGCTGGACGATCAACGACATCTTGAAGCACGCGCAGGCTGTCGCGAGCAACACGCTGCAAGGCGTCGCTCGCAAGGGCGGCGTCCGCGACTGGAACGGGTCGTACATGGCGTTCGGCGGCAATCCCGTGAGCATGGTGCTGCCCGGCCAGTCGTTCGCGTTTGTCGGGTACGGCGCGCCGAACAACGACGTATCGGGCGTCGGTCTGCGCTACGAAGGTAACGCCGTCGCGAAGAGCGTAGCGATCGTGTGGAACTGGAAGACGCAGGAGATCATCGGGCACACCGTCCAGTTCGAGGGCGACCTCGAGCTCTCGATCAACGACACCGGCGCCGACCCGGGCGACACGGTGGCGCCGGCGATACTGTCGCCCGGCGGGACGAAGATCGACTGGGCGCTCAACAACTCCGGCTCGTTTAGCACGCTGCCTAACCTCACGCAGGCGACGCTGACGATCACGCAGGCCATCGCGGCGTACGTGAACAGCAGCACGTACATCGCCGGCGAGACGTGGACCGGAAAGAAGGCCGGCGCACCGATCGACTGGACGCTGTCCATCCAGCAAGAGGACACCGATCGCTTGACGAACGTGTGGGAGCCCGGAGACGTGCTGGACCTCAAGCTCTTCGTTGACTCGACCAACTTCTGGCGACTGAAGTTCGGCCTCGCCGGCGACTTCACCGGCATCGGCGCGAATCGCGAGACCGGAGCGATCATCGCTCGGACGCTCAACGTCGCCATGAACGCGTACTACGGCTCGAGCGTCGGACAGATACTCCTGCCCGGCGGAACTCAGTTCTGGCCCTAAGGTATAATCGGCCCCGATGATCGCACCGCAAGCACCAGTACCTCTGACCATCCAAGGGCGAGAGCTCGTGATGTCCGCGCTCACGGACGCGGACGAGGCGGAGCTCGATGCCTGGTGTGGCCAGCGCCTCATCCAGATCGCGCAGGACGCCGCGACGCCGGACACGTTCGACGCGATCGTGGGTCTCGCCATGCGCGAGGCGCTCAAGGTCACCTGGCGCTCCAGCGGCCTGATGCGGCGCCCGCTCGGCTACGCGCGGCTCATGTGGATGTCGCTGCGAGCCAAATCCAACATCGGGTTCGCTGACGTCGCCAAGCTGCTCGCCGCGGCCGACGCGCGAGAGAATATGATGCTCACCAGCACCTGGAGGTTGCTGAACGTCGAGCCGACGCGCCCTATGTCGCCCGGCCTGGAGAAGCCGGGCAGCGATACGACCGGCACAGAGCCTACGCCGCCGTGATGCGGCGCTGGCCGCAGTACACCATCGAGTCAGTGAGCCGACTGACTCGAGCGCAGATACTCGGCCTGCTCGACGAGGAAGTGACCGCCAGCGACGTGCTCGAGTTCAAGACGATGGAGGATTATAGCCGGTGGCTGCTGGAGACGAAGAAGTAAAGATAGAGGCGATACTCGACACCGCCGGCGTCAAGGCCGGCGTGGCGGATATCGAGTCGTCTCTGGACTCGCTGAAGAGCACCGCCGACGACGCATCTAACGCCGTCAGCGAGGCGGGCGGCGCCATGGCGGGCGCCTTCGGCGGCGCGGCGATGGGCGAGGCGATGGGGCCGCTCCTGGAGCTCATCAACGAGATCGGCGAGCGCGTCGCCGAGATGATCGACACCAAGATGTCGCGGCTGGAGCAGATGCGATTCGACGGCTTGGTGCATTCGCTCGACGAAGTCATCAAGAAGTTCGCCGAGATGGGGGAAGCGTTCCCCAAGGAGGCATTCTTCGAGACGAATCTCGCCGGCGAGGACATCGATTCGTTCATCGAGAAGATTTTCAAGGCGAAAGAGGACGCCAAGCAGAAGACGCCGTGGTACGACGTCTTGACGCGCTTTACGCAGTGGCTCGGCGGCAACGAGCTACCCGAAGTACAGGCACAACAGTTTCTCAAAGGCGTAGGCAAGGAATTCAAGGACTTCCAGGCCGCAGAGCGAGAGCGCAAGAGCGAGGGGTTCTACGACGAGAAGTTCGGCGCGCGCCAGTTCCGGCAAGACGAAGACCAACGCAAGGCTCGCGAGAAGGCCGAGAAGGAAGCTCTCCGCGAGCAGGAGAAGAACACGCGCGGTATTCTGGCGGAGGACGAGCGCGAGATGCGCGGCAATATCCGCGATCGCGATTCGGCCGTTCGCAAGTTCGACTCGCTCCAGAGCCAGCGAGATCGAATGCAGGAGCAGTTCGCTCGCCAAGAGGAGATGCGTGCCCTACAGAGTCCGTTCGAGCGCGAGAAATACGGAATCGAGGGGCTCGAGGATACCTACAAGCGCCTGTCCGCCGGCGGGCTGGGCGACCACAACGAGGACAACAAGCGACATCGCGAACAGGTACACCGGTCGCAGGACGAGCTGCGACAGCGCTGGCACACCGAGGACTTGGCGAAGCTCGACGAGGCGATTGCCGCCATCAAGGAGAAGACCGGAGGACTGCGATGAGCGACTGGACAGGAATCGCCGGCGCGGTCGAGGAGAGTCACCCGAAGGCTCGCCACGTAGAGGTGGACTTCCGCGGCATGAACAAGGCGCGCGTGACGCTGCGCTGCCCGTGGGGTATACGCTACCAAGTCGCGGCAGACATCATCAATAATAATCGACTGTGGCCTGACGTCAGTATCGGCGCGATCGGCGGTCACATCTCGATCGACCCGGCGCCGAACACGAAGCAAGTGAGCGTCAGCTCGGGCGGCATCATCTCGTACGAGGAGGCGCTGCTCACCGTTGACTACGACGTCGCGCAGTTCGGCAACCTCGAGAAAGATGTCGTCACGGGGCAGATATACAGCGAGAACATCGAGCCGACCATCGAGCACATTAAGATGGACCCGCATGGGTTCAGGTTCGGCACCGCGTTAGGGCCTACGCTGAAGGAGCCGCCTGTCCGCGAGTCGCGCGGGCTCTCGCTCGTCAGGACGCTGTATAACTTGCCGACGCTGCCGGCGAGTCTCTTGACGCTGTCGGGTCATGTTAATTCGGCTCCGTACACTAGCGCCTCGCTAGGTCTGACGTTCGCGGCGGAGACCTTGCTGTTCGTCCCTCCCCAGTCCACGCGCGTCGTGAAGACCGACGGCTCGAGGGCATGGACCGTGCCGGTCAAGTTCATGTACAAGAAGGACACCTGGAACAAGATATTTAGGCCCGACACCGCGACGTTCGAGGTCATCTGGAACGACGCGACCGGCGCAGTGTACAAGCCCTACCCGCCCGACGACTTCTCCGACTGGCTGTTCTGACATGCGCACGGCGCCCGACCTCCTGCGAGAGTACGCACCAGGCGAGGACCTACTCGCCGCGGACGTCAACGCGTTCGTGCACGCGGCGCGCCAGCAAGTGTTCGGCACGGTGGACGGCGACGTCGATCAGATCGTTCACGACGACGTTCAGACCGTGGCGCGCCCGACGCGCGTGTTCAACACGTCGTCGTTCAGTTGCCCGTACGGCGGCGTGCTGAAACCCGGTGCCCGGGCGCTGCACTCGGGATTGGACGCCATCGACGTGACGCGCCCCGACGGCACGTACGTATGGAAGTACTTGATCGCCGCGACGAAGGTCCCAGCCGGTGGATTCGGGTGGGCGTGGTGGCTACTGAACACCAAGGAGGAGTTTGCGCTCCTCGGCGATACGTACAACACGTCTCTGGAGTGGGGCCCGAAGAAGGACGACTTCAGCCTGTGGCCCGATCGGCCGGGCTTCCTCTTCGTGGAGCGTACGGCAGATGGACAGGGCCGCGTAATTCAGCGCATCCCGCCGGTGATCATCGGGCACGCGACCTACCCAATATCGCACAACGGTACGGGTGCAGTTAAAGTGTACGGTGGCGCGACGTTCGGAACCGACTTGCTGTACTCCATCCCGACATGTCGCAACAAAGGTCCAGACATCGGCGCGAACGGCGAAGTAAGCGTCTCGCTCGTGTGCGGACAGGCCGTATGTGCGCCGCTGGACTGCGGGAGCTGAGCGATGCTAATACGCCTCCCGTGCGGCTGCTGCTGTCAGCTCGCGAAAGAGAGCTTCAATCATCCCGACGAGTCGTTTCAGTTCCCGCCGACCAAGTACGGCTTCAACGCATTCAAGGGTCATAACAGCAACCGGTGGGAGATCAAGGACAACGTCCTTCAGATCAGGACGGGCGACGGGAACGACTACACCAATGTAGGAACTGTCGGGCTCAATCCGTACAGCTACGTCAACTACGCGTCGTTCGGCCCGACGCTGACTCCGTCGAATTTATCGTGCAAGCTTAAGTTCGCTCTCCCGGCGACCGGCAAGTGGCAGCTCCGCTTCAGCATGGAGACCGGTGAAGGCACCTGCGGACGCTTCGCCGTCGAGATCGAGGCGGTCGGTAGCTGCTGGGCGATGCGGCTCTTCAAGTTCGACATCGATGACTTCACGGGGCAGGAGCAGATAGGCGACGTCCACGACGTGCCGCTCGACGGCCTGGTGCCAGACACGCTCTACCAGATTAGACTCTGTATCGACCCGCAGAAGCGCATGGTGCGCGCCGTGGTCATCGACGACACCGGTCGCGAGCAGTGGCATCACGCGAAGAACATCGAGTTGCAGTGCTGCCCGCGCGAAGTGTTCATCATGTGGGCCGTGGACGCATCGGTGGACGGCGCGTATAAGTTCGACGACTTCGACTTGAGCGAGATCAAAGTCAGGGGCGGCTCCTACGGGACGTACGACGGCGAGACGTATCACACGTGCTACGCCTACTACAATAAGTGTCCCGACTGCTTGCGCTTGAACGACGGTAAGTGCGAAGAAGTCGAAGGCATCAGCGGCAGCGTCGAAGTAGATGATTGTCGGTGGCACACGATCAGCGGCGGGCGCTGCTACTCCGGTTCGTCGTCCGGCGTAGATAGCAACGGTGAGCCTGACAACACGACGATGGTGGAGATGTCAATCCACATCCCGCCCGGCGGGACTACGGCCACGACCGACGTCAGCATAGGCGGGACATCGCTGACGTTCGCGATAGACGGCGATGGCAACTGGACGAACGACTTATCGACCGGAGAGACAGACAGCGGTGCGACAGCAGGGTTGTTGGACACCGACGTGACGCTGCGAATATGCTGCTTACCGAACGTCATCGTGGCGTCAGTGATATCGAACGAGACGCCTGCGATCATTCGCTCGATCTTACACCACGTCGGCGAGACCGATTGCAGCGGCGAAGCGTGCGGGCACGCCGAGGAGATCAACGACTTGCGCGTCGTGCATCACCTGCTCGAGAAGTCCAGCTGCTTTAGGTGTCTCGAGACCCACGAAGACGTGCTCTGCGGCGACTGCACGCTGCCGCAGGGTAAGACAGTGACTTGGACGGGTGGCGACGACCCACCGCCTCCGGCGACAATCGGCGAGTACGACTACACGTGGCAATGCGGGCCGTTCTCATGGGGCATGATTCCCGACCCAGACAATCCCTGCACCTACATCAACGGACTTCCATATGAGACATGGCCCGACGACGACTGCTTCGGCTCGGTGACGTACTTCCCTCACGATGCCTTCGGCGTCGCGCCGTGGATGTTCGCCGAAGTAGATTGGATGTGCGCCGCCGCTCAAGCGCGGCCGAGCCCGCCCGGTATCTTGTGGAACTACAACGACGACCCGTTTCCCGACGTGCCCGTGACTCCGTATCTGCAAGTGATCGAAGAATCAATGGCGCATCTTGATTTTATCCGAACACAGATTGAGTCGCCAGTATTTCACACTATCTCAGCATGGGGTCGGTCGTACATTGTTCCGTACAGCTTGAGCTTTATCTTCGGGCAGTTCATAGGCTTCGAGATATACGATATGACGCTTAGGGTCTCGTTGTGGACAGCCGGCGTAGCCCTATTGCAACTGTGGGTGACGAGGCCCAACGTGGGCGCGCCGATCGGCTACCAGCTCGCGTACGACGACCCGAGCGGTATCAGCGGTTGCGAGATTTATACTCGCGACATGCACATCGACCATAAGACGAGCGGCAACGACGTAATCGGTCACTGCGACGCCAAGAACGCTACGGGCGAGGTGATAGGGTGACGACGCACGTATGCCCAAAGTGTCATCGGGAATGGCGGGTAGCAGCATTTCCGTTCAACTGCGTGTGTCGACACCAAGCTACGTCGGCTAATCCGAGCTCGATCATTCGTAAGCTGCTCGGTCTCGGGCAGCCGACTGTGCCAGCGCAGAGTCGACTCGACTGTATTCATCGCGGCGAGCTGCTGAGACTCGAGACATGCAGCGAGTGCCGCGGTAAGATTGAGATCAAGGTGTTCGAGTGCGCCAAGCACGGCGCGTGCGCCATCAGCAAGCGAATCAACGGCGTGGCGATGTGCGACCACTGCCATACGTATCAGAAGTATCGCGATATCACGACGCGGAACCTGATATATCACGTCTGCCCGCTGCGCAATAACGACGGCTGGCGACATAATCTGGCGTTGCTGGCTCGACGCCTCGACGCGTTCAACGGTAAGCGCATCATCGCGATCGCGACAGGCGACGAATGTGAATCGTCCGTCGAGGTGCACCGCGAACTAAGCGGGCTCGACTACGAGTGCATCCTTCGCCCTAACGACCCGGAGCTGCGCGAGGTCGCCACGTTCGCCGACCTATTGCAGGTCGTCGCTAACACGAACAACGACGAGGCGACGTTCTACGCACACTCGAAGGGTAACAGCACGGCCGGCGCCGTAGACGGGGCGCAGCGCTGGACCAGCACCATGTATCATGAGCTGCTCGACGACGGCAAGTGGCAGCGATGCATGGAGCATCTCAAGACGCACGCGGCCGTCGGCATCAACAAGATGGTGTGGGATGATAAGCAGCCGCCGTATCCTAGCCGATTGCGACACGGCAAGTGGATGTTCTCCGGCACGTTCTGGTGGATTCGTCACGATGTTGCGTTCGGGCACGATAACTGGTCGTACGTCCCGCGCGATCGGTACGGCGCCGAGGCTTGGCCGAGCGGCGTCATCGACGAGTGGTGGCGGGTCAAGTCAGTGTTTCAGCCGTGGCCCGAGACGCAATACCCGACGCCGTCTCCGTATGACCCGTCGCTGTATCCAGAGAAGTACGATGAGGAGTGGCGATGAGACGACCAGACGGCACGCACATTCCGGCAGAGGCGTGGGCAGAGCTGCTGCCTCGCGCGTGCTCGACGATCGACCCATGCGTCGTCTTGAGGCCATCCATACCGCTGGGACCACGCACCGTCGCAGTGATCGGAACGTATCGAAGTGGAACGTCATTCGTTGCCGAGATTCTGATGCAGCTCGGCGTTCACATGGGCGACGCGTTCGTGGAGACAGTACCGCGCGCCGACTATGAGTGTTACGAAGACGCAGAGATGCATGACGCTCTCAAAGACGTGATGAGCCGCAACAAGCATCACGCACAGTGCAATGAGTGGAGATACGTCCAGCAAGTGATCTCAGAGCATGACGCCAAGCACGACGTATGGGGCTTCAAATATCCAGGCAGTGTGTTCGTGATAGACCGACTGCTGGGAATGTTGCGGAACCCACATTTGATCGTCGTCGTTCGCGACCCGATCGCCACTTGGCAGAGTGACTGGGCGCACGGCGGACAGATGGCGTGGCCCGTGGTTCGCAATCACATGGCGTGCGTGCTGGACATGATCGAGAAGCCGCGAGCCCCGACGCTGGCCATCAGCTACGAGCGCGCCAAGGACCAGAAGAGCGCCGTCGCAGATGCAATAAAATCTTTCTTGAAAGTATAATAGCGGCCGTGACTCGGGACCTCATATATCACATCTGCCCGCTGCGCAGCAACGACCTGTGGCTGCGCAACGTCGAGCAGCTCCTCGCGCGCATCGAGGTGTTCAACGGGCGCCGACTGGTCGCCATCGCCGTCGGCTCGAACGACTTGCTGCATGACGTCGACCGAGTCAAGCGCGAGCTGAAGGGCCACGGCATCGACTATATTCTGGTGCGCAACGATCGCAACCTACGCGAGGTCGCGTCGTTCCGGCCCTTGCTGGACGTCGTCGGCGGCGACCCGAACAAGGACCGCGCCGTCTTCTACGCGCACACCAAGGGCAACTCCACGTACGACAACGTGGAGGGCGCGACGTACTGGCGCAACGTGATGTATCACGAGCTGCTGGACAAGTGGCAGCGATGTGTCGAGCTGATTCAAGAGGGCTACGCGTTCGTCGGCACGCACCAGATGATATGGGGCGCGACGCAGAAGTGCCCGTACCCGAGCCGCCTGGCGCACGGACAGTGGATGTTCGCCGGCACGTTCTGGTGGTTCAGCGCCGCTCGCGTATTCAGTCATCCTCGATGGCGAATCGTTCCGCAGGACCGCTACGGCGCCGAGGCGTGGCCGAGCGGGCTGTTCAATCCCGAGGAGTGCAAGTCCGTGTGGCAGCCCATCGCTCCGGACAAGCTGTACGGTCGAGACCCGTATGACCCGGAGCTATACGCCAGGATGGGCGCGTGCATCGCCGACTGCGAACTCAAACACCCGAGCTATCAGATATGAGAATCTTGATCACAGGATGCGCCGGACACGTAGGATCAAAACTCGTCGAGTGGATTCTCCGCGAAGAGCCCAGCGTCGAGCACGTCGTCGGCGTCGATGACTTGTCGTGTGGATACCTCGAGACGGCGGTCAAGCTCGTCGAGTCGAGCCATGGTCGGTTCTGGTTCAAGCAGTGCGACGCCGGCGACCAGCGCGTCGTCAACGATCACGGGCCGTTTGACGCGGTGTTCCACCTCGCCGCGTACGCCGCCGAGTGCATGAGCGCGTTCTGTCGCCGGTACAACTACCAGAACAACCTCGTCTCGACCGCCGGGCTCGTCAGCAACTTGATCGACGCCGGATTCAGAGGCAGGCTGGTCTTCACGTCGAGCATGGCGGCGTACGGCGATGCGCGAGGTTCATCGCCGCCGTTCAGCGAATCGATGCACTGCTCGCCTAAGGACCCATACGGCGTCGCCAAGCTGGCCTGCGAGCGAGACATCGCGATCGCCGGAGAGCAGCACGGACTCGACTGGTGCGTCCTGCGCCCTCACAACATCTACGGCCCGGGTCAGAGCCTCTGGCAGAAGTATCGCAACGTCATTGGATTATGGATGCGCGCCGTGCTCGAAAACAAGCCGATCACGATCTTCGGCGACGGCGAGCAGAAGCGCGCGTTCAGCTACGTCGACGACGTCGTGCCGTGCATCTGGCGCGCCGCGACGTACGATTGCGCGAGCGGTCACGTCATCAATCTGGGCGGGCGCGAGCCGGTCACCATCAACGACCTGTACGACATCCTGTGCGCCGTGGTGGGGCGCGACGTCGCCGTCGATCGGCAGCCGGCGCGACACGAGGTGAAGCTCGCGTACTGCACGACGCGCCACAGCGAGGAGCTGCTCGAGTATCGCGAGGCGACGACGCTCGTGGACGGCGTCAAGCGCATGTGGACTTGGGCGCAGGACGCGTGGGAGCGCTACCCAAATCGTGTTAACATTACGGCGCGGCCGACGACCGAGGACCTAGACACAAGGGTGAAGATGCCGGCTAAATGGCTGGCGGACTATGTCGACTAGTGTACACTTGTACAGTATGGACAAGTCCGGTCCAGTCTGATAAGATACTATCTGCCGGTCGGACTTCCCGACTGGTCATATCGCAGATCGCAGAGGTAATCGTCATGAAAGAGTTCGGACTTCAAATCGATGCCGACTATTATAACCAGTCGGACGCGATCAAAGAGACGCAAGAGCTCGTTGCGGAGTTCTGTCGCGTCAACACAATTCCTGAGCCTCTCATTCTCGAGAGCAATCGCAGCGCGCGCTGGGTCCGCTTCGGATTCTATAAAGCGTCTAATCACGCTGGACGCGGCGATAATTGGCACGGTGCGCTCTACTATAATCCGCGCAAATGTCGCAAGCCAGTTAAGACACCAGGATTTGCTTGGACGTATACCGGCTATAAGGCTGATCTAACGGCACCCGGCGTTATTGCTCACGAGATGGGACATCACGTCTGGGAGTGCCAATGCCGATCAACTAACGGACGTCATTGTAAATCACTAGAAGCGCAGCTCGCTGCTGCGTGGCAGAACGAAACGCAAGGCGAAAAGCCGACGACCAGCTACGGCGCGACTCGCGTCGAAGAAGACTTTGCTGAGTCGTTCAAGCTATTTCTGCTGAATCCTGATTTGCTCGATCGCGGCGCGACGCTGCGTCATTCATTCTTCGTTGACCAGCTTAAATTGCAGCCAGTCGTTCATTGGACGTTCGACGAAGTTCTGGCATTAGCGCATCCTCGATTGATCGCAGCGGCCGCTCGATGGGCCGGCTGCGACATGGAGGCAGTGCGATGAGAGCGCTCTCCGACGCGACCGCAGGAATGCTCAAGCCGCTCAATCTGTCCAGCAGGGACAAGATCGTCATCGACGTCGACAAGGACCTCAAGCACTTTGTCGTGCGCATCACGACGAGCGACGAAGGCGAATACGTTCGCTCGTACCCGTCCACCGCGGCGACTCGCGCGTGGCTCGGCCGAGTACCGGAGCGAAAAGAACTGAAGGACCGACCGAACACGTGGATGCTCGCGGCGACCGACTACACGGCTGAGATCATTCGCGCCGTGTGGCCGGCGGAGCAGATCGAGTGGAAGTCGAGCGAGGCCGAGACGCTGTTCGACTATCTGCTGCTCAGCACGACGCAGCAGGACATGAACGCCGAGGCCTACGGCAAGTTCAAGGAGTCCGGCGAGTTGCCGGACTCGCCGCTCGAGTTCAGCAGCGAGCACCCGCTCGCGCCTTACCAGCGATGCGCCGGCGCGATCGCGCTGCGCAGCGAGGGATACGGCCTGTTCAAGGAGCAGGGCACCGGCAAGACGCCGGTCGCGATATCCGTCGTGTGCACCGCGGCGTCAACGCGCGACTGGCGGCAGCCGTACCGAGTGCTGGTCGTCGCGCCGAAGAACGTTCGCCGCAACTGGGTGCGGGAGTTCGAGCGATTCGCAACGCAACCCGGCAAGGTCGAGGTCATCAAGGGCGGCAAGATCGATCGCATGGCACTGCTGATCGAGACCATCGCGCCAGAGCAGGACTGCAAGTACTCGGTCTGCATCATGAGCTACGAGGCCATGACGCGCGACATCGAGTTCTTGACCAGCATCGAGTGGGACCTCGTGATGCTCGACGAAGGCCACTACATCAAGTGGCCCGAGACGCAGCGAGCGAAGGCTGCGTTCAAGCTGCGCGACGCGGCGCGAAAGCGCATGGTGCTCACCGGCACGCCGGTCTGCAACTCGCCGCTGGACCTCTACTCACTCTTCGAGTTCATGGGCGAGGGATGGTCCGGTTTCAAGCGCTGGGAGAATTTCCGACAGTTCTACGGTGTGTTCAAGGACGTCAACGACGGCACGACGCACCAGAAGCTCGTCGCGGTCCAGAACCTGCCGTTCATGAAGGAGCGGCTCGCGCGTCTCAGCTTCATCATTCGCAAGGACGAGGCGCTGCCCGACCTACCAGACAAAGTATACGACACCGACGACGTCCAGATGACCAAGGCGCAGGCCGACGCGTACGAGCGCGTGGCGAACGACTTGCTGGTGAAGATCGAGAACGAGCTTGACTCGACGCAGAACAAGTCGATGTCGGTGAACAACATCCTGACGCAGCTCCTGCGACTCGCTCAGATCACCTGCGGCTACGTCACCTGGGACCCGGTGTTCGACTTGAACACGCTGGAGGAAGTCCGACCGAAGTCCATCGAGTGGTTCGGCGAGGACCCGAAGCTCGAGCGGCTCGTACAGATATTGAAGGGACACGGCGAGCCGGGCGACGACGACTATGCGACGCCGAAGACCGACAAGCAGAAGACGATTATCTGGTCCTGCTTCGTGCCGTGCATCAAGCGCATCAGCGAGCGACTCACCGCCGAGGGAATCGACCACGTAACGTTCTACGGCGGCACGAGCGAAGCTGATAGAATAGAAGCCGAGCGTCGCTTCAACGAGGACCAGAACTGTCGCGTGCTGATCGGCAACCCGGCAGCCGGCGGCACCGGCCTGAACCTGCTCGGCTATCCGCCGCACGCCGGCGAGACGGCCGAGACAAACTGCGATCACGTCATCTACTACGCGCAGGACTGGTCGTACGTCAAGCGCGCGCAGAGCGAGGACCGATGCCACCGGCGCGGCACTCGATCGAACGTGCGCGTGACCGACCTCGTCGTGCCGGACACGATCGACGAAGAGATTCGAGTCCGAGTGCTCAAGAAGAAGATGGTCGCGCTGGAGATCGCGGACATTCGCGAGATTCTGTCGGCCGTCGTTCATGGTCTGAAGGTAAAGAAGGAGAGCGATGAATGATCGCCTCAGCGACTAAGACAGCTCGCGTATTCATGCTGGCGCCGCACGACAAGAACGTGTCGCGCGCCAAGCGATACGGCGAGCTGGAGATGATATACGACAGAGACGAGTCCCGCCCGTCCATCTGGGACGAGGCGATGTACGACGAGGCGCTCGAGCGCCTCGCCGAGCTGGACTACGACCCGAATCACGACTACATCCTGATCGCCGGCACGATGGTGCCGGTCGTGACGTTCGTCGCTCGGCTCGTCGCCGAGTACGGACAGATCAAGACGCTCTGCTACGACATGGTGTCGGGAGAGTACGCCCAGAAGCTCATGGGGAATATCGCAAATGAACCAAACCGTAAGAGAACTGTACATCGACGTTCGTGACTTTCACCACAAGTTGCTGCGCGTCTTGCCGGAGATCGAGCAAGAGATCAAGTCGGGCAGCGACGAGAAGGAGATGGCCGACTTGGCGTACGCCATGCGCGAGATAGCTCGACTCTGCGACGACGCGCGCAAGCGCTGCGAGCAGAAGAAGCGACTGGCCGAGCAGCTCGCTTGCGCGCTCACCATCGCGGTGACGCAGAGCGCCGAGCCGATTCGCACCGAGTTCTGTCGCGCGTCGCCCAAGATGCGATCGATCGTCTCCGTCCCGCGCCGTTCGAAGGAGCCCGAGAAATACGCCGAGCTGATGAAGTACCTCGGCGTGCCGGAGCACCTATGGCAGGGCGGCGAGCACGCCGTCGTCAACACGCACTGGCCAGGCCTGATGGACCTGCTCGCGGCGAAGCAGGAGCGCGGCGAGCCGCTGCCGCCGGGCATCGACCCGAATAAGACGTACCCGGAGTACACGCTGGTCATCCACGGATACCAGTCGCCGGCTGGCGGCGCAGTGGAAGACGACGACGGCGTGCTGACGGAGGAGGTACCGTTCTAGCGATTCATACGCCGCGCGAGGGCTCACCGATCACCTCGCGCGACGTTATTCAAGATCGGTTCACTATCAGGAGTTCAGACGATGGGAAAGATCATGAATCCCGCGACCGCCACGTCGCCCGGCGCACTCGCCGTGCCGGACTTCATGTCGCAGCACCAGGTGGAGGGTACCGACCTGCTCAAGCAGGCCGTCATCCCGCCGAGGCTCAAGTTCGTTCAGCCGACGAGCAAGTCGCCGTTCTGCGACCTGTTCAATCCCGGTGACCTGGTCGTCGTCCCGATGATGCAGCGCGTCGCGGAGTACGACAAGCAGGAGAAGAAGATCGCGCTGTACTTCGCGACGGTCTTCTACTGGCCGGAGTGGGTGTGCTGGAACCCGCTCGACACGCGCGGGCAGTTGAAGTCAGTTCGCGAGCGATCGCTCGACCCGAAGAGTACGGTCGCCATCAAGGCCCGCGACGAGTCACGGCGCAACAGCGAGGTGTGCCCAGAGGTGCCCGAGAAGGACGGCAAGAAGCTGTACTTGCGGTACCTCGAGCATCTCAACTTCATGATCGTCCCGTTCAACGCCGGCGGCGTCGAGACGCAGTTCGCTGGTCTGCCAATCTGCTTGTCGTTCGCTAGCGGCGAGTGGATGAAGGGCAGCAATCTGGCCGGGCTTATCACCGTTCGTCGTGCGCCGATCTACGGCTGCCAGTTCCAAGGCGTCATGCGTCGCCGACAGAACTCGAAGGGCACGTGGTTCGGGATGGACGTCGATAACCCGGCCGACGAGAGCGTCGGGCCGTGGGTCAGCAAGGAATCGTTCGAGGCCTTGCAGACGGTGCACCGCGAGTTCAAGAAGGCACACGAAGAGAAGACGCTGCAAGTTGACTACGAGGACGAGCCGGAGGCGCCGAAGCCCGGCGACTCGAAGGAGTTCTAGGTACCGCGGACGGAGAAGAGGCTTTTCACACATTCACGTTATGAGGACACTGCAATGTTGAAGGTCAGCATCAAAGTACTGCGCGGGTTCAACGAGCTCGGGACTCTCACCGGCGAGCTCGACGAGACGAAGCTGCCGATGCACAAGCCAGACGAGGCGTCCGACCAGCCATGCATCGACGCGCTCAAGGGCCACCTGGTGCGCATGGAGAACGCGGCCAACGCCGGGCCGCTGCGTCTGCATCTGAGCGTCGAATAAGCGCACGAGCGCTCCGAGAGTTCACGCCCGGTCGGTGAAGCTGGGCCATTTTCTGCTGCATATCGCATAGTGTAGATTTCTCTCGAGACAGAACGACGACGCGACATGGCTGTGCCCGCGGTATCGGTGCTCGCTGAGTTAGATCGCTACCAGATAGCGTACGACTGGGCGGGCGACGACGAAGTGAAGGTAAAGTGCCCGTTCCACGACGACAGCGTCGCGTCGTGCAACGTCAGCGTGTCGAAGCGGCTCTTCATGTGCCACGCCGGCGGGTGCGGCAAGAAGGGCGACATCATCACGCTGCTCGCGAAGGTGATCGGTCACGCACGGGCGGTCGTCCTCGAGGAGCTCGGGCAGCGCTATGACCTAGACGACGTCAAGATCGTCGAGCCGGACGTAGTCGATCGCTGGCACGCGGACATCTGGAGCGCCGGGCCGCTCCTGTCCGAGCTGTACAAGCGGGCCGTCATCGACGACGACATCAAGAAATACAAACTCGGCGTCGATCACGGTCGCGTCACCATCCCGATCGACAACGAGCGACACGACTGGGTCAACGTCCGTAAGTACCTTCCGGGCGCGCCGGGCAACGAGAAAATGAAGAACCAGCGCGGCCGCGGGTCGGCGCGGTGGTTCCCGATCGAGCAGCTCAGATTTCCGGCCATCGTGCTGTGCGGCGGCGAGCTGAAGTCGATCGTGGCCGCTAGGCAGCTCAATCCACACGGCGTGGGCGCGATGTGGGCGACGCAGGGCGAGAAGCTGCTGCCGCCGAAGCTGCTCGCGCAGCTCAAGGGCAAATCGGTGGCGTTCTGCCTGGACGTCGACGCGGCGGGCCGACAGGCCACCGACGAGAACGCTCGCGCGCTGAAGTCGATCGCCAGCGAGATACTCGACGTCAGGCTACCGCTGGACCTCGAGAAGTTCCCGAAGGGAGACATCAACGACTTCGTCGCCAGCGGCGGCGACATGTGGGAGCTGTACCAGCAAGCCGAGCCATGGCAGGACTCACGCGCCGACAAGCTGGCCGAGACCGAGCCGGAAGTGATTCACCTGTCGGCGTCGGCCAACGCGCGATACGCCGGCAAGCGCATCGCCGTCACGGCGATCACCAGCGCGATGGACACCGCGCCGTATAGCGTGCCCAAGGACGTCGTCGTGCACTGTGATCGGTCGCAGACGTTCTGCGCGGCGTGCCCGGTCTTCCCGACCGCCGACGGGAAGTTCGAAGTCTCGCCGGAGTCGCCCGGCGTACTGGAGTGCATCCAGGCGACGCGGCGCGGCGTACACGAATCGCTGATCGGCGCGCTCGGCATACCGCGAGTCTGTCGAGTATGCGACTTCGAGGTCGAGACGTATCACAACTGCGAGGACGTCCGACTGACGCCGCAGATCGACATCACGGACCGAACGGCGGACCAGCGAGTGCAGCCGGCCATCTGCGTCGGCGAGGGCCTCGAGCTGAACGAGCCGTACAAGATGGTCGGTCGGATGTGGCCGCACCCGCAGACGCAGCAGGCCACGCTGCTCATCTCGAAGTACGAGCCGACGCGAGACGCGCTGTCCGAGTACGAGCCGACCACCGAGCAGCTCGCCACGCTGGACGTATTCAAGCCGGACGAATGGACTCAAGATGGAATAGAGAGACGCTTGAACGCTCTGTATTCCGACCTCGAGCTGAACGTCACGCGAATCTACCAGCGCCGCGACCTGCACATGGCGATCGACTTGGCGTATCACTCACCGCTGCTCATCACGTTCGAGGGCGACATCGTCAAGGGATGGACCGAGGTGCTCGTCGTCGGCGACTCGGCGCAGGGTAAGTCGGAGGCGGCCCTGCGCATGATGCAGCACTATGGCCTAGGGGAGCGCATCGAATGCAAGAATGCGTCTGTAGCTGGACTCCTCGGCGGGTTGAAGCAATCAGGGTCGAGGTGGATGGTGGAATGGGGCTTCATACCCAAGCACGACAGGCGCTTAGTGATACTGGAGGAGATCAAGGGGACGAGCACGGAGGTGATCGGAAAGTTGACAGATATGCGGAGTTCAGGCGTAGCCGAGCTGAGCAAGATCGAGAAGATGCGAACGCACGCCAGGACTCGCGCGGTGTGGATAAGCAACCCGCGAGCCGAGGGTCGATCGCTGGCGTCCTATGGGTACGGCATCGAGGCGGCGAGGGAGTTGATGGGAAGCCTCGAGGACCTACGCCGATTCGACCTGGTGTTGCTGCTCGCCGCGAGCGAAGTCGACGCAGCCGAGATCAATCGACTGCACGCCGCGCGGAACGGTCACCACTGCGTACACGCGCCGGACCTGTGCCGCGCCCTGGTGCTCTGGGCGTGGACCCGAGCACCGGAGCAGTGCTGCTTCGATAAGCCAGTCGCCAAGCTGTGTCTCAGCGAGGCTACGCGACTGAGCGACCTGTTCAGCGACAGCATCCCGGTGGTCGATCGAGGCAGCGCTCGGTTCAAGATCGCTCGACTGGCGGCGTCGCTTGCCTGCCGCACGTTCAGCGCGAGCGAGGACCGAAAGTCGATCGTCGTGCGAGAGTGCCACGTCGAGTACGCCAGCAAGCTGCTCGAGCGAATATACAGCAAGCCGGCGGCAGCGTACCTCGAGTACACCAAGGCGCAGCGAGCCAGCGAGGAGCTCATCGACCCGGACTCGATCACTCGCACCATATCGCTGCTGCCGTTCCCCTACGAATTCGCGGAAGCCGTGCTGAAGGTCGATCGAGTCGACATGCAGGACCTCATCGACTGGTGCGGCGCAGAGCGAATGGAGGCCGCGCGCATCATGTCGCTGCTCGTGCGCAAGCAAGCCGTCACGCGAGACGGCGGCGGCTATCGCAAGACCCCGGCGTTCGTCAAGTTCCTGCGGGACGTCATCGAGACGAAGGGCTTCGAGGGTCGTCCCACTCACATTCCTATAGAGGGAGAGTTCTGATTATGACCACCATATCGCAAGCACAGCAGATGGTTCACCAGTTCCATGAGCACTGCAAGCTACTCACCAAGGCACAGCTCACGCGCGAGAACAGTGGCGGCATGAACAGCATGCTCTACGAGACGCACGCGGCGTTGCATCGCCAGTCGATGCAGCTCCAGGAGTGGGTCGGACACGATCGAGGTCTTCGCGCGCACCTCCTGACCGAGGAGCTGGCGGAGGTCGTTGAAGCGCTGATGAAGGCCGACGAGAAGCAACTGCTCGATGGTCTCGCCGATCTACTGTACGTCGTGCTCGGCACAGCCGCGATCTACGATCTCCCGCTCGAGGCCGCGTTCGTCGAGGTGCACCGATCGAACATGACCAAGGAGAAGCAGCCGGACGACCCGCACGCGCAGCGGCTGCGCAGCAAGGGTCCGAACTATCGACCGCCGAACATCGAGCGCGTACTGACGAACTATCGTAGCTGGCAGCGGGAGCACGTCTTCGCGCCGGACGATCTATACTCGCCGTACTGCGAGTGCGGCAGGACGCAGAACGACTCCATTCACATCACACGTAGCATGGAAGACTCTGGACAATGAGCGACTTGACCGCCGTAGGCATTCACGTGTTCGCGGGCGGATTCACGCGCGGCGTGCTGGACGCCGGGTGGACCGTGCCGGTGCAGCTCGAGAAGCATGACTTTGGCCTGGAGACGACCGCGGTCATGAACGACGTGCCGAGCATCAACGGCGCGAACTGGCCTAAGGTCCAGGCGCGCGTGGCGTTCGGCAACCCACGCTGCACCGCGTTCTCGACCATCACGTCGGGCGATCGCTACGTGGAGGGCAACACGCACGGCGCGTGGGCCAAGCAGACATGCGACATCCACGAACTGTGTCAGTACGCCGCCGGGCAGTACGACTTCATCATCTGGGAGTCAGTGCAGCAGGCGTACAAGGCCAGCGGTCGCGAGCTCGTCGATCACTTGATCAAGGAGCACTTCGCCGACAAGCACTACCGCGTCGCGCACCTGTTCATCAACGCGGCGACGTTCGGCAACTGCCAGCAGCGCAAGCGCTACTTCTTCGTGGCGTACCGCGACTGCTATCGATTCAACGTCGAGCCGCCCGCGATAACCGCGTACTATCCAGTGCTGTGGGACGTCATCAAGGAGACGCGGCACGTCGATGGTCGAGAGTCGCGACTGCGAGCAGGCGAGTACGACGCCGACTGCTACACGAACCTCACCGAGGACGAGTGGGCCGTAGTGCCGCACCTACCCAACGGATGGTCGCTCCAGCAGATGGCGCAGTACGACTACGACAACTTGCCGCCGAAGTTCAAGCGAGTATGGGACGATCGCATCAGCGATTTACCGTTCTCACTGCACGGCATCGTGCGCCTGAACTGGCTGCGACCGTGTCCGACGCTGCACTCGAGCGCCGGGCGATTCCTGCACCCGATCAAGAATAGACCGCTGACGGTCGGCGAGCTGGCGACGGTCATGGGATGGCCTCGCATCCCGGTCGGCGATCGGCCAGTCGCGCAGATCGCGAAGGGCATCGTGCCGGCGATCGGCGCGTGGCTCATGAAGCAAGTCGAGCTGTCGATGGCGAATCACTGGGGCGAGGACGACTGGGAGTCGAGCTTCTGCGATAACTCGCAGGAGTGGGTGGGGCGCGACACGACCGGACAGCTCGAGAAGACGATCGACATGACCAAGTACGTAGGCAAGCTATTCGACAAGGACCGATACAATGACGAAGCGCTACGAGGAAATCGACTCGATGTGGCTATCGCTGCTCGCCGACTTAAGGAACAGCGGAAAGAAGCAAAGCTCGCGCAATGGTGACACGCGGCAGATCATCGGATGGTCGGGCTGCCTCGAGGATCCGCGGCGTAACTTCATCGTCAACGAGCGCCGCGCGGTCGACCCGAGCTACGCCTGCGCCGAGCTGCTGTGGTACCTAAGTCGATCGGACGACATCACCATGCTCAAGGCGTACGCCAACCAGTACGATCGCTTCGCCGAGCCAGGCACGACGCAGGCGTTCGGCGCGTACGGCAAGCGCATCGCGGAGAACGCCGGCATCGATCAACTGTGGTACGCCGTGAACAAGCTGATAAATAAGCCGGACACTCGCCAGTGCGTCATCACGCTGTGGAGGCCGAGCGACTTACTGGAGGAAGACCGCCGCGACTTGCCGTGCACCGTCTGCTTGCAGTTCATCGTCGAGAACAAGCGGCTTCACATGTGCACGTACATGAGGTCGAACGACGCGTGGCTCGGGTTCCCGTACGACGTCTTCTGCTTCACCTGCTTGCAGATGCTCGTCGCCGGCACGATCGGTATCCAGCTCGGGACATACACGCACTTCGTCGGCAACATGCACCTATACGAGAAGAACGCCGCCGCGACGCGCGAGGCTTCGCTCGAGCGAAGCCTCGCGACGCCGGCGCAAGAATGGATGCCTTATGGCAGCACGCTGTACCACGCCAAGGACGCAGTGACGCTCGAGCACCTCGTGCGCAACGGATACGGCGACGAGCAGTTCTGCGAAGAGTACTACGCCAGCAAGCTCGGCGGCGAAATGAGCCTACTCTCGGACGTCGTTCGCTGCTGTAACGCGAGACACGACTGGGTCGACTGGGACCAGAGAATCGTTTCACCCTCCTTACGCAAAGGACTCGATAATGTTGATAATCGAAGGCGCCGATCTAGTCGGCAAGACGACGCTGGCGAAGGCGCTGACAAAGCAGCTCAATGAACTCGGGTGGCCGCACGTCTATCAGCATCTCAGCAGGCTGCCGACATGCTGGCGCGAGAAGACGGTCGGCAACTACTCGAGGCTGATGAACGCGTACGCGGTGCGCGATCGCTTTCACATGAGCGAGCCGCTCTACGCGGCGGCTCGCGGCGAGGAGCCGATGCTGTCGCCCGGACAGTATCGCTCCGTGGACGAAGAGGTGAAGTCGCACGGCGGCTATATCATCGTCGTCACGGCCGACCCGGAGCTCATCGAGCGACGCTACGCGGAGCACGCGGCTCGCGAGATGTACTCGCTGGACAAAGTGCTCGAGGTCAACGAGGGATTCGTCGCCATGGCCAATGGTGGATGGGACAACTACGTGAATCCGCTCATGGACCTTCACGTTCACTGCACGCAGGCCGAGCAGTGGCCGGCGCTGCCGCAGTTGCGTGCCTACACCGCGCGCCTCGCCGCTAACTTCCCGTACCCAGGAGCTCGAGCAGCATGAAGAGACCGACAATGGAGCGAATCTGGACCGCCGTGACCCGCGCGGTCCGAGAGCACAAGCTGAACCCGCGATGGACGGGTATCGGTCACATGCTCGACGTGCTCGACGACGAGGAGGTCCTGACGTGGATTTGCGTCACGATGCACCAGCGAGACATCACTCGATCGTGCTTCATCGCGGCGTTCTTCGAGTACATCGAGATGCCATCCATTGCTGGGCTCGCGCGCGACGAATACGCCAAACACGACACTAGGAGAATCAAAGATGCTCGCCGTGATAGTCGCCGAAGCGCTCGTAATCGTCGGTCTCGTCGCGTCGCTCGTCGTCGCGCGACGGATGTGGACTGAGGAACATACCCGACTCGTCGAGGCCGTGTACTGGGCGCTGCGATCGCAGGGCATCAGCGGGTACGAGGACCATCACGCCATCCAGGACGTGAGGAACAACTTGGGATGCGGCTACCTAGCCGCCGAGTCCATCGTGCTCGAGATCATGCTATCGGAGCAGGATCTCCCGCGTCCCGTCATCACCAAGACAGACATAGGACCGCTATGCTAGAGCTGTGCAACGGCGGGCTCCTGGTGCAGAGCACCGACGAACTCCCGCGACTCGATTGGTCTCTGATCTTCAAGGACTACGAGACTACGTCCTTCGACTGGTACAAGGACGCGCTGAACGTCTGGCGCGACTGCTGGGCGCTTGGCGTCGCGGTGTGCGACGCGCGCAGCAAGGCCTACTATATCCCGCTGCGTCACCACGCGAAAATCGACCCATACCACAACCTGGACGTCGACGCGGTGATCGCGTGGCTCGCCGACGGCATGTCGCGATGCCGGCGATGGGTGAACCACAACGTCAAGTACGACGCCCACGTCGAATACAACGACTTAGGCGTCGACTCGCCGAAGTGCGAGCTGGTCTGTACGGTCACACACGCCAAGATCATCGACAGCGATCGACAGTTCCGCGGCGGATACGGACTCGACGCGCTGTCGCTGGCGTGGCTCGGCGAAGACATCTCGGCGTTCGAGAAGGAGATCAAGCGCTATCTCGGGCGCGACGGACAGGACTACGGATTCATCCCGATCTTGCCGATGGCGACGTACGCCTGCCAAGACGTCCTGACGAACCGTCGCTTGTATAAGTACATCGAGCAGCAGCGACCGAAGGCGTGCGTCGGAGTGGCCGACGTCGAGACGAAGCTGACGCGGCGACTCGTCGAGATGGAGCGCGCCGGGCTGTGCGTCAACCCGACCGAGCTGCAACTGCGCGAGGTGATGGTGATCTCGCGCATGCTCGAATGCGAGACGGAGCTGCACGAGCTGATCGGACGCACGATCAACCCGACGAGCACCGACGACGTGTACGACGTGCTCGTCAATCAGTATGGCCTGCCGGTGCTGCACTGGACCGAGGAGGACGAGGACGGCAACCCAGCCGGCAATCCGAGCTTCGACAAAGAGGGTATGAAGAAGTACCTCGCGTACCCGCTCGCGCCTCGGCGCGTGGTCGAGCTGATCGGCGAGTTCAGGAAGCTCAGCACGCATCGCAGCCTGTTCTTGGAGAAGTACCAGAGCCTCGCCACCGCCAGCGAGTCGGCGCACGGCACCGAGTGGTTCCTCCACGGCAGCTACAACCAGTGCCTGCGCACCGGGCGCATGGGGTGTCGCGAGCCCAACGCGCAGCAGCTCGACAAGAAGACGCAGGAGCTGATTCACCCGAGGCGCGGCAACGCGATCATGCGAGCAGACCAGTCGCAGATCGAGTTCCGCATCATCGCGCACTACATCAACGACTCGGACGTCATTCGCGCGTACAACGAGAACCCCGACACTGACTTCCACGACTGGGTGGCGCAGGTCGCCGGCATGGCGCGCAGTCCGGCGAAGACGATGAACTTCATGATGGGCTACGGCGGCGGCAAGAAGAAGGCCGTGCGCACGATGGCGGCAAACGCCGACGTGATCGGCAACTTGCTGGCGAAGGTCGAGGCGCTCGTCGAGGCCGGCACGATTCGTCGCGAGGACGCCAAGAAGGTCTTCGACGAGATGTGCAAGCAGCGCGGCGAACAGGTGTACGATGAGTATCACCGCACGCTGCCGACGCTCAAGTCGACGAGCCGGCGCGCCGCCGCGACGTGCGCCGAGCGAGGCTACGTCTTCAACGGCGCCGGGCGCCGGAGACACCTGCCGCAGCAACACGCGCACGTGGCGTTCAACTCACTCTGCCAGAGCTTCGCGGCCGACATCCAGAAGGAGCGGACCGTCGCGCTGTGCGACGCCATCGACGGCACGCCGATCTTCATGATCGCTAACGTGCACGACGACACCGTACTAGAGGGACCGATCAAAGTGATGCGCGATCGCCGGACGCAGGTCGCCGTGGCGTGGATACTCGAGCACACCGCGTACGAGCTGCGAGTGCCGCTGCGAGTGTCGCTCGGCGTGAGCGAGCTGAACTGGCGCGAGGCCGGCAAGTCGGTGAAGGACGGCGGGACCGCTGGACCGATCATGTACACCGACGCCGAGCGCGAGTGGCTGCTGTCGACGCCGGCTGTCAGATTGTTCGACTGGCTCCGCGCGAGTGTTGACGATTTGGCTGTCAATATGACACGGCATTAAAACACGTGATTTGGAGTGCCAAAATGGCAAAATGCAATAGGAGGCCCTCAGCACGGCCCGGCCGACTCTGGTATTGGAATACCAACATGCCCGATAAAATGCTCTAAAGCCTCTCCTATTGATCGAATTTTCGGCTCTCCGGCAGTCCGATCGATCGCATCGACGCTCAACACGAAATTCGAGAAAATTCTCGCGCGAGTGGCAATAATCGCAGCGCGCGCTAGAATTACTGATATCAAACACGCTGGCACGACGATTGCAATTAGTAACACGCAGTGATCAACACTGCCATATCGCAAGAAAGAACAGAGAAGAGGCTCGGCGCGGCACGGTGCTGCGCCGATATATCGCAACCGACCGGAGAGCACAGATGACGATTCGACTGGTACCTGATTTGGCCGAGCAGCTCGGCGTGAGCGAGAACGAACTCCGCGATCGCGCGGAGGACATCGCCGTCCTCATCGAGGACGACGACGCGGTGATATGGAACGAGGAGCGATTCGAGTACTTGACCGGAGTCTCGCTCTAATGTACTCGATCTTCTGGAACCTGCTCGGCGAACCAATCAGCAGTGACAACTACGCCGGCGGCAACATGACGCGATCGGCGGCGCTCATGCAAGCCTGGGCGCTGGCTCGGCGCAATCCCGACCGAGTGTACTCGATTCGAGACGAGGACGTCGACTGGCTGAGACACACGATCTCGGCTCGAGACGGACAAAAGAATTTCTAGTCGGACCAGTTTACAGGCCCGACGCAATCTGATATAATTAAGACAGAACACAGCCGCCAACGGTCGGCGCGGCTTTCAAGTCCGACCAATATCGCAGCCACAAACTGCACACGAAAGGGTCCGATCATGGCGAAGATTCTCAGCAACGCGACGGCCGAAAAGCCCAGCAGCAAACCCGGCAGCAAGGCCCCGGAGGCCGCGAAACCGAAGAAGGAGAAAGTCGTTCGGCAGTTCCACCCGGCGCTGGCCGCACAGCCGGCCGTCAAGGACGGCAAGCCGGTGACCAACAAGAAGGGTCAGCCGGTCATCCGCCCGACCAAGAAGCTCGACGCGGTGCCGACAGACTTCGACCCGAAGTTGCACAAGCCGCTCGGCAAGGCGGACTTCGCCGACGAGTCGCTCTTCTACGAGCTGAAGGCCGTGCAGCTCGACAAGCAGGCCGCCGCGCTCCGCAGCAAGGCCGCCGACATCAAGGCACTCGGCTCCGTGAAGGACCGCCAGGCCGCGAAGAAGCTGCTGTCGCTCCAGAAGCGCATGAAGGAGCTGGTCGAGTCGCTGAAGGCCAGCGGCGTCGACACCAGCGTCGTCGACGCCATGGTGAAGAAGCAGCTCGAGGCCGCGCAGTCGGCGCCGGCCGCTCAGTCGGCCTAGCAGACAGTCGGGTCTCGTCGACCCGGCGAACTCGCCGCCGACCGCGCTTGAGCGGCGGCGAGCTGCTGGTTCGATCAACCCTTATATCGCAGAAGGAACCACGCAATGAACACCGTACGAATGATCAGGGTCTGGATTTGGGACGCCCGCGACTTCAACATCGAGCACTCGTTCGACGTTGACGTCAGTCCGGACATCAACGTCAGCATGGCGATCGCGCAAGCCGAGCGCATCGCGACCGTCCTCGCCGAGAAGCATCCCGATCGCAAGGTCCACGTGGACTTGCAGCTCGGCTGGCGCCACGACGCGGTGATCGACGCTCGCCAGATCACGCGCGACGAGATCCAGGCCGTTCTGAACACCTGTACAGTATAGACGTCTTAGGACAGTTCTGATATAATGTCTCTCAGCCGGACGGTATCGGACCGCCGGCTCATATCGCATATCGACCAACTACTCTCTCGGAAGGATTCAATCGTGGCGTACGAACCACTCCCGCGCGGAGAGCGCATGCGCGAGACGCAGGCCCTCATCGACGCGCAGGTCCAGCTCAAGCGGTACTACATCTCGTTCAACACTCCAGAGGTCCGCGATCGACAGCTAAAAGAGGCGGCGCGGCTGCGAGAGAACGCGGCCAAGATCGTCGCCCAGGCGGAGCGCATCGAGACGGCCTGCCGAGACTGGCTCGCCGGGTACGAGGCGGCCGACGCTCGACTGGCGGAGCTCCGCCGCGAGCTGACGCTCATCGAGAACGAGGACAAGCTCGCGCGACTGCAAGACATCGCGCAGCAGATTGAGGAGCTCTCGGTATGACGACGCTCATCAGCAAACCGTACGTCATCCAATCGCTCGACGCCGAGGGTCAGCCTGAGTATCAGTTCGTCGCCCGAGAGGACGCCGGCTGGCGCTGGACCGACGACCTCGACGTCGCCGCCGGGTTCGGCAGCCGACTGGCGGCCGATCGATTCGCGGAGACTCACGCTATGAGACAATTCAAGATCGCGCGGCGCGACGCCGTCGCGATCAAGCCGAAGAAGTTCGAGGCACCGTTCGCCTTGGCTATCTCCTGCCCGCTGGAGGCCGTGCAGACTACTTTTGATTTGCACGAGGAGTACTGCCAGCGAGTCGAGGCGTGGCTCCAGCGCGCCGGCTGTCAGCCGGACTACAGCAAGGGACGACCCACGCCGTGCATGACCATCACGGCGCCGAAGTGGGCCGGGATGTACAGCAGCGACACGCATCACTGTCACTACCCGGCGGTCTACGCCATGCTCGCGCCCGAGAACGGTCCGGAGGCCTGGCGCACCATCGTCGCCCACGAGGTGGTACACGCCTATCAGCGCGCGTTCACTGGTCGAGGCGCCGGACACGGCCCGGACTTCTATGCTTTGATGAAGCACGCGGCGCGAGAGCCCGTGACCAGTCATACTCACGGCTATTCGGTCAAAGAGGCGCGGCGGCTCAGCGAGAAACTACTCCCGTGGTGGGAGCTGACGCGCCAGCAGGGCCTGCTCGCATCACTTCCGCTTGAAGTGCTGACGACCAAGACCAAGCGAAAGGGCATCAGGTGAGCGTCCAAGATCAACTGCGCGAGGCCGAGGCGCTGCTAGAGGCAGTATTGCGTCTAGCAGCGCCGCGAGTCGATCACTCGCCGCTGGTCGAGGTCGCGCGCCGGCGCACTGAGCAGATCGCGTCGCTGCGCGAGCGATTCCCGGACCGCTACCCGATGGGATGCTTCCAGTATCGCGACGAGCACTGGCTCGAGAAGGAACACGCGAGTCCCGGACACGAAGACATGAAAGAACTACTCTCTATTCTTAAGGAATTATCATGAAAACCTACACATCCGACGAACTGAAAGCGGTGCTCGACGCGCATTGGAAGTGGTTGAAAGACGAGGAGGGTGGTAGCCGCGCCGTCCTCAGCCGCGCCGTCCTCAGCCGCGCCGTCCTCAGCCGCGCCGTCCTCAACCGCGCCGACCTCAGCCGCGCCGACCTCAGCGGTGCCGACCTCAGC